CAAGCGATGCCTCGTCTACGTCAAACACCAAGTTACCAGCAAGAGCTAGGTTGTCAATCGCCATACGCATGTGCCCGTTCATAAGAAGCTGTGCGTCTTCCATGTTTTCGGCAACGCCCACACCAAAGATGTTGTAGGGGTTTACCTCAAACGGCATTGCTTGATACGGGATACGTGCGGGAGTAAACGGATTTAGAACGCAACGTAAAACACGAGGACCACATATCCAAGCGTTGATTTGTACCTGATCAAGATCATCCATGCCTGCTGGCAAATCCATACCAGTTTGTTTGGCTAGATACCCGTCGAGAACTCCCCAGTATTCAAGAACCTCAAAGCGGTTGTCCTGATACGCAGGGTCATTCTCGTCGTTACGAACAGTGTCTTCGTAATACTTGTCCGTGTAGTTTGGCCCGTTTGCTATCACATCAGCTATGATGTCGTTGTTAAAATACGGACGATTCTGCAGATTACGAAGCTGCTGACGGTTCATGCGATGACGCTGAATTACGTACTCTGCGTCTTCAATGCTGATTGCAGACGGATCAGGGTGAAAGTCCCACACTGAAACTGCTTCGATGCGAGGCATCGTCTTTTCGTAGGGAGTGTAGTTTCGGGTGCCTTCTTCATCACGAGTCCACTTGTGTACGCTTTTGTTGTAGTTAAGTGGGCCTTTGATGATGCCTGTTCCAAACAGGGCTGACTCAAAAACTGCAGAACGTAAAACATTCACTGCGTTGGAATCTAGCAGTTGATCATGGATTAGTTTTTCCATGTTCAGTGCTGCTTTTTGAGCCGGAGATATTTGAGGCTCTCCAAGTCGTGATGGGCCTTCTGCTAGAGGTGCGCCATCAAATTGTTCTGACAAACCTCCAAGAAAGTCATTCTGTTTAGTTGGAGTAGCTTCAGTAGCTCCGGGTAAAAGCTCTCGACCATCTCCCTTAAATCCGTAAGGACTTTCTGTTTCAGGTTTGTCCAAAGGCGTTTTAAGATGAGCAAACTCTGCTATGCCTTCTGGCACAGGAGTGGCCTCTACCACCAACGGAAACTTTTTGTTAGAAAACAAAATATCAACGATCTGACCGTATGCGGCTAGAACTTTTGTTTTAGTAATTTTCAAAAACACTTTTGATCGTTCAGAGTTGCGATACTCTGTTGACGAATCATTGAAGGTGCCCCGGAAGTTCTTGTATGCCAGCAACCAGCGTTGCTCATGGTTGTAACGTCCCGTCTCCGCAGCACGGAACCGTTCTGTTATCAACCCTGCAAGTCCGGGGGCTACCTCTTCAGCATCTTCGATTACATCCGGTTCTTCCATATCGGAAGTATTCAGATCATCTTGCATGAGATTGCCCCTGTGGGATTAGTGTTACTCGCCGCCTTCAGCAAAGGGGCGGTTGTCGTCTGCCAGTGACATAAGACCAGTATCGGTTGGTTTGGTAAGTTTCTTGGGCATGTCTTCTGTCAAAACGTCTGCTTTGGCACGAGTGTCAAACTCAAGTCCTTCACGATACAAGTTGCTTTCACCGACATTAGCATCTACAGTTTGTTTGTCGGAGTTCATGATGTACCCCGGTCCAAAGTTATAGTTATTGCCTGCCATTTTGTCTACTCCTATTGTAGTTGTGGTGGTATTCCTAATGCACCAAGTTGATCCGATACGGTGTCTGACTTATCGGTATCTTCAGTAAAACCCAATGTTTCAGGGGAAAGTTTTTGCATCCCGAAAAGATATGATGCGCCGGGAAAAGCTACTTCATCTACTATGCCGGACTCTAAGTCTGACATCTTTCTTTCAAGATCATTTACTCTTTGTTGTTCTTTAAAATCTAATTCACCTGTGCTTTTAAAATTGGTGCTTCTGTTGTATATCTGTGCTGTTTGTTTCTGCAGTGCTACCATCTGGTCACTCAGGTTCATGCCTTCTCTGGCAGCAACGGCTGTGCCCAGTGGACCAGCTACGTCGGCAGCAAGACCTGCTGCCGCCCCTGTCAACCCTACTACAGATGTCAGGAATTTACCTTTACCTTTTGGCGGTCCGTCTAGTTCTGGTGTTTCTGGTGTACCTTCATCAGTGCCAAAAAACGTGTCAGGATCAGGAGGATCATCGCCCCCTAATCTCCCTAGCGAGTTACGGGTATTTTCTCTGTTTACTTCGGCTTGAGCCTCTTTTTTACCTTGCTGTTTTGCAACGTCCAGTTCGCCTTTAACTTTTTCACCTTCTATTAGCGTATCTCTTGCGTCAATACGGGCTTGTGCAGCTTTTACCTTTTTAGCGGTGGTTTCTATATCTTGATCTGCAGCATCCCCCTCTGCTTCACTTGCTATTTGTTCACGAGTAGCTGTAGCTGCACTGACATCAGCGTCAGAAGGTATCCCACCCTTATTTATAGTTTCAAGTCTATTTAAATAGTTATCTGGTAACGCCCCCGTGTATACGTCATCATCTAGTATGTCAGCAGTTATGGCAGTATCAAGAGTTTTGGGATCTAATTCTATGCCATAGGTTTCTCCGTAATCTTTTGTTGAAAAAGATCCAGAATATCCCGCTATTTTAGCTATGACCGTAGACATACCTGAAGTGAGATTTTTTCTAATTTGCTGGATAGATCTATACCCACCTGCCTCGTCAACGGATCTACGACCACTTAATGCAGCAATATCATTTTCGTCCACTATACCTGAAATGTCAGACAACATATCTTCATTTAAATTACGAAGAAAATAAGACGTAAATGGCCTTTCAGTTATTTCACCCACAGAGGGACTAAAAACTTTTACAGAACCTACTTTATTTTTTAAAACTTCATTTAAATCTGTTCTTGCTAAATCTACGTTAAAATTAAATACGGGTCCAGATTTTCTGTCCCCTATAGCTTTATTCACGGTGTCTTTCAAAGCTGCGTTAAGAATAATGAGTTTCTTTTTTGCTACCTTAGTTCCCCTCTTTTTGTCTTTTTTATCTTCAGCAATAAAAACACCCGTGTCAGGATCGTAGTTTTCTATCTGCCAAGATGCCATTGTAGCTGGACGGTAGCCACCAAAAAGCATCATTTTGAGAACTGTTTTAGAATTATTATTAAGCTCTGGAGAAACTAAAAGTTTAGACAAGTCTTGGTATATGGTTGGGCTGTAACCAAGAATTGTTTTTCTAGATCGTCTAAGATCTTTAGCTACAAACTTAGCATAGTCATCTCTTAGATATCTTTCTATACCATCCTCTATGTTAAAATCCAAACTTGCAAAAGCTGGTTTTAGATCTTGAATGATGTGAGAGGATCTAGCCCTGCTTGTAGGATTGTTTGCGTCGTCGTAATCTTTAATCGGACCGTCTGAAAAAACATCTCCAAGAACTTGACCATCGCTTTCGTGTATTGCTTCTGCAGTAAGATCTAATACATTCGCACCAGTTACACCATCAACGATCCCGTCCAAATACTCTATAGTTTTAGCTACACTTGTTTTCTTAGGCTTTTCTTGTAGCTCAAGCTCAAGCAGTTCGCGCAGTGTTAACTGCCTACGTTGTGATAGTGGAATTCTTTTTTCTACCATTATTAATACCCAAACGTCGAATCCATCGGCTGATACACGCGGTCTTTAATACCGCGAAGCTGATTCTGTATTGTTTCATATCCTGATGTGCGTGTCATAACCATGTATCGTAGTGCATCGTATGCGTGGTCTTCTGCTTTTGTGTCTACGTCCTCGCTATTGCTTTTAGACAGTGGGATACCCGACAATTGCTTGATGGTGTTCTGACAAGTGCTGAATACCTTCATACGTGGTTCGCTGGTGTATGGATCATCTGACAAACGACGGTGGACTTCCATCTTACCAGCAAGTCGGTTCCTGTCGGACGGCATCCACCGCACACCACACCGTATCATTGTTTCTGCTATGGACGGGCCAAGACCTGTCTTGTTCCAGCAGGAAGAGTCAAGCACCGTGTAGTGGGGTGGCTGGTCTTCTGCTTCCATCTCCATGATGCGTGTAGCCAGAGCTTCACCCGTCATGCCCTTGCCGTACAACTCACGGTAGATCCAGATGTTGTTGTCCCAGTCTATTGCACCCCAGAGAACGCACGACGGAGAACTGTAGCCGTAGTCGGCTGCTCGTATGCGGGGCCAGTTGGCGGGTAGCTCTACCGGGTCTACCACGTGTCTGGCCCTGCTGAATTCTGGGAACGCTGCACCTTCTGCAACGTCCCAGTCCCCATCGAGGAGACGCTTGCGCTCGACCTCTGGGAGCGACAAGAGCATAGCCTCGTACTGACCGTCTGCCATAAGGTATGGGTTGTCAGTCAGTCGTGCGGGGATGAATCTCCTGTAGAACAGAGGTTGACCCTCTTTGTCGTGTCCTGCAGGATATGTTAGGGGCTTTCCCGTATCAATGTCTGTGGCAGCAAACGTGGTGTTGTGATCCGCAGCATCAATATACATTTTCTTGACCCACCAGCCGCCGACACCACCGGGGTTGGCTGTGCAGCGCATGGACAGGTTATTTGTTAGTTCCGCGTCTGTGGTACGAAGACGAGAACGCAGATAGTCCCATACGTATGAGGAGGGATACTGGGTTATCTCATCAATACCTATCCACGCAAATGACTGACCCTGAAAGCGGGTTACGTCACGGTCTTTTTCCAAATACGTAAACCAAAGCGTTGCACCAGATGGGAAGTTCCATGTTGATTTTGATTCACGGAATGTAGCACCGGGAAATGCTTTGGGGTATAGTTGTTTTGATTTGTCGATAAGTTCTGTTAGCTCATCGAGAGTACGACGGAGCAGAAGGCCACGAAAACTAGAATTATGACAATAGCGAAGGGGGTCTGCGAGGAGCGCAAACGACTTCCCACCTCCAGCCGCGCCACCATAGAGGACATCCTGTTCTGGAGCAGAGAGAAAGTCGAACTGAGGACCATCGTTAGGTTTAAATATAACATCAGAATCTTGAACCATATCTCTGACGGATTTCGGAAGATTATGGATAGTTCCTTCATCAATGACTCTAGACTTTTTACCATTGATTGCATTTTCTACTGCTCCTGCGGCTTTAGTCTGCTCTCTCGCAACTTGTCGATATCGTTTAGCACGGCCTTCAAGTCTTGTAGCCTTTTTACGGTTTGTTCTAATTCTCTTCTGTGTTTCTCTTCGCGCCTTTTCAGGACTGGAGAGATGATATGAACTCTTAGCGTCCCCCGGCTGTTTCTTCGGGCGACCACGTGGACGTTTTGGCGGGGTTGGATTATCATCAGTCACTGTTTGGAAGGAGTATAGTTGTCTGGATCTATTTTAAGGAAGCGTTTACGGGCTGCTTCTTCTTGTTCCTTAAGCTGTTCTTGTTGACGCTTAAACATAGCAGCCCCTTGTTCATCTGTACCTCTTGTGGAGCTTTCTTTGGGACTGTTATAATAGTTTTTCTTATCTGTCATGGCACTGCTTTCTATTCTGGACGTTTCTTGATTGTCTGGTTTTGATACAGAATTCCGGTTTGAATTTTGTCTCCCCGAAGACTTTCTTGAAGGGGAGGTCCGTCACCTAGTCGTTTGTTACCTTTTCTAAGATTTTCATTAACTTGGCGTGTTATTCTATCAAAATTTTCTTGTTGTGTCCTACGTCGCCGTTTTAATGCGTCCTGTTTGTTTTTTCTTGCCCTCTGAGCAGCATCCTGTCTGTTTTCCTCTACCTGTGAATCATAAGCACGTTCACTTACGGGCAAATCAGCACTCCGGGGTTGTTGAATTTTACCTCTATCAGCCATCTATCTGTATCTCCTTTTTAGGCGGCAACAGAACTACGCCGTGTACTGCCTGTACGTTGTGGTTTATTGTTTCTTGTTTACCCAAACCAACACGGTTCAGGAGGGCTTCAGCAGCCCGTAGACGCACTTCGGCGCGTGGTTCGCTGCCATCATCGTCTATTGTGGTGACAAGCCTGTTTACGGCTCTTACAGCGTGTCCTGCAAGCATGTGTTTGCTACGTTCTATGATCTCATCAGCCAATCTTTGCTTTAACCACACAGAAGAACCCTCCGCGTAGCCTGCTTTTACGGCTGCAGCTTTCATATTACCGCCATTTTCAAACAATTCGTCTAAAAACGCCTCTTGTTTTTCATTTAGAGGCTGTTTTGCGTTGTTTTGAGGTAGTAAATTCATAATTTTTATATACAAAAAATAATTAGGACTGAAAAACAGGCCACAAACGCTACTGCGTCTTCTATCCCTGTGCCCTCAATGAGATGTCGAGCCATTATTTTTACCTTTTTTTAAGATCAGGGCTAAGTGGGGTAGTCTTAGGACTTGTTTTTGAATGTTTGATTCCCCTTTACCGCTACACATCGGCCCATACCTTATTTTATTGCGTAAAAACTTTGTGTCAAGCTAAAATTATTATTGACAAACAGAAAATACAACTATATACTCAGGGAGTAACCCGCCGGGATATACCCATAGCCAACCTCACTGTGAACCAGTGGGGTTTTTTGTTGGGGAACCCATTAGGTATCCCGTTGGGTATCCCCTATATGTAGCGCGACAGGTATGCACAACATGTCGCACCCCTAAAAACATAAAAAATATATGGGGATTGCATACAAGTACCAGTACCCCCCCAGTGTCCCATGCCCGCCCTAGTGGTCAAAATATGTCGCCGACACCGTGGCACGTCAGTTTGACCATTGAACAACGCCAAGCAACCCATCACGCCTGCTTATTAGGCTATCGTGTGCGGGTGCGCGCGCGTAAGTCAGGAATTCATTTTGGCATACCCAAAAAGTTGACCGCCGTGCCCACATATGCGCGTCTAGCCCAGATCAACCAGACAAGCCCCACGCCGTGTTTAACGTGCAATGTTAACGCGCTAGGTATTATTCCCCCGTGCCCATGAAAAAACCCCCCAGCGGTTAGGCTGGAGGGTTCTCAGGGTGGGTTCCCAGTATGTCGCGCGACTATCTGTATTCTTCCACCACTAGCCAAACAAGCAAGGCCACAGCGAGGGCAAGCAATAGTCCGGCAATGCTAATCATGCTTTCGCCCCTTAATGTACGGGTCGAACGATAGCCACCAGACCATAAGCCCGACATACATCATCAACGCACCGACTAGACCCAATATGCTGGCACTGTCGGCGCCCAAAGAGATGCCGCCAATGAGTGCGGTTATGGCGACCAGCACGTTGAACGCGCCAGCAGTCAAAACGATAAGCCCTAAATTACTCATGGTCAGCCCCCCGATACATATCAGGAGCAAGTGCGTCATGCCCGACAGGTACGCCCCGCAAAGCATCCAGCAAGGCTTGCGCCCCCTGTAGCTTAAAGCGGTGTTCGCCCTGCTTGGTATCGTCCAGCGCGTCTCGCAAGTGATGGGCAGACAGCCGCGCCGACGCCTCAGTTAGGACTGGCGACTTGTGGGTGTCGTCGATCAGGTATTCACAGATCTCTAACAAGATGCCTGCCTGTGTTTCGTCAAGGACTACAAACTTATTACCCGTCATGGCCTGCCTCCTTTGCAATCGCTTTTTGTGCAAGCTGTTGGCTGAGTTCTGTGACAGCCGTTACCAGCCCGTAGACCTGATCAATTTTCTTATCGACCAGATCAATTTTTTGCTCCAGCAGATCCACTAGCTGTTTTAGATTGTGGTTATCGTCTTCCAGTGCCCGCAGTGTGGACTGGTCGACCTGTACGACAGACGGAATATTTTTAATCGGTTTAACGGTCATAATGACCCCCTTTCCTAAATCAGCACCGAAAGCAGTGCCAAAACAATGATAGCTAAAATCATCCGGTAAACAAGAAAAAAGTTTTGCACGATCACGCCGCCGCCCGCAACGTATCAAACCAGATGTTCGAGTTTAACACTGCTTGGACTTCCCTTTGCCGCTTCATCTGCACGTGCGGGACACGGGCTGGCGAGTGATGCCGGGCGTGGGCAGTAGTGGCAACCATATTGCCGTCTTTGTCTTCCCGTTCCCATTCTACGTCTTCCCCGACATGGGTGCTATAATGGGTCAAAGCGTTGTACGCCGCCCACATGTTGTGACCGCAAGAATTCGTTTCATTACGAAACCGCGTCACCATTTGCCCAAGCAGTTTGACGTTAACCTTTTTCGTTTCGTCGCTGGTCACAACCGCACCAGTGTCGGCACGTTTGCACAGTGTGTTTTCCATCACGTCCACAAACCGTTCCTCATTAATTGCCGCCTTGCGTAAGTTGTCATAATAGGCACGGTTCTTGTGATAAGTGTGCAAATTCACAACGGCGTTCTGCATTATGGCGTTTACGTTTAAGTGCTTTGTGTGCCGCTGTTTGGAGTGGTAAACAGCCTTCCCGCCGAACACTTGGGTATTCCGGCAGTAAGCCCGATATGCACCCGCGAAAGCTTGGAAAGCCCACGACATGTCCACGCTGTTGATTATGTCCATGCGGGCAACCTGTCCATCAGTGCCGCCGCGCATTAGTGGCATATCCAGCCGCACGTCATCAAAGTGTATCGTGCGAACAGCACGGGTGCCGCCCTCAAAAAGCTTGTCTGTGACTGATACGTTAGTCAGTGGGATATCACTATGACTATGCAACATCAGTGCTTGCTGTCTGTACAAGTCCAGATGCGGAACCAGCTTATAACCTTTTGACACGGGGCGGCAGGGCAGGGGCTGACCCATCTCATTGACCAGTGCGAAGTGTTGGGGCACTTCCCGTGCGCTTAAGCTCCCGTCGTCTCTCCTATGGTGATAATAAATAGGCTCTTTTCTCACCCTGCAATTTTCAAACATGCTCAGATCATACAGATCATTATGCTGGTATGTTTCAGCGGGGCAGATGCCCATTGATGCCATAGAGGTATGATCCAAGCCTACGGCGGTTATGTTTTCGTTTTGCATGTCGTGTTCTCCTTTTCTAAAATAACGACAATAAACTTCTGGGGTGATTTGGTTAGTGATGCAAGAATTTTATTTGCTTGGCCGCCGTCCAGCACAGCCCGCAAGTTCCGCAGCTTTTCGTCTTTCCGATTTGTTCGGGGCAGGTTATCGCTTCCGGCGTTGCGATGGTTTCATGCAGGGCAGACAGTGGATCGCACGGCTGGTCGCTATGACGGATAGTAAAGCGAGGCGAAAATTCATTTTGCACCCGTTCCAATTCTTGCCGGATAGCGCAGGCCGGATCGTTCCGGTGCGTGTATCCAAAGGCGGCGAGGTTATCGTGGGTTGCTAGTAGTTCCTCCCATACGCCGACATATTCCGGCGAATAAAAATCACCCAGCACGTGAAGCCGGATAAGTACACCGCGCGGGTTTTCCCTACATGCGGCGCCGACATCTCGAAACAGGGCGCGCTCTAAATCCAGCCCATGCTGTAGCCTATGGGCAAACGGCATGTTGTTACCGTAACAGTCAGCCCAGCGTTGACACGTTGTCGGGCACGTGGCGCGTTCTTCCAGTGTCAGGCTATACATGGCGTAACCTTTAAACCTTCCGACAGTGACGCGGCGGCCTAGCTTGTTGTGAGATTTGGGGCGTTTGATTACGCTATACGGATAGTCGGAAATCGTGCGGCGGCTCTTCTGGTATTTCGTGCCGATCATGGTGTCAGTTCCTTTTGCTGTTTAAAAAACACCCAGAGCATAAACGCGAAGTACAAAAAAAGAAAGCCTAAAAGTGCGCCGACATGATTGACGCGCTGGTCAGGATGAAAAACACCCAGCACTAAAAACCCAACGCCATTGAAGAAAGACAGCAAGGCCGCCACCCGTAAACTTGTCATAGTGTGATCTCCTTATTCATTTAAGGTTAGACAATAATTCATTTTCAAATTCATTCAACCAAAAAAAAAGGGGCTATCGGAAACCATGAAAACCGATAGCCCCAAGTCGGGTGAAAGGAGGGAAAGCCCGACTATTTGAAATGTGGGTCGAGTATTTTGTACACTAAATACCCCGCCACAAACATGATGAAAGCGTCCCACAAATTCATTTGGACACCGTGTCAAAGAAAAGGTGACGACGGAATTCATCTCTAAATTCATTTGCCAGCCGTGAGCAGAAATTCATTGCACCCTGCTGGTCATCGAACACGCCAATGATAGCTTGCACAGGATATTCCCACAGTTCACCGCGCTCCGATTCTATGCCAAGTGAGGTGGATTTCATTTGACACCAGACGTTGACCTTCTTGTCCCATCGAGGACGTATGCCAAATTCAATACCTTTTTCAAAGTGCATCATCATCAATCTCCTGCTTGAGCCGCAACGCCGCTTCGTATGCTATGTCGCCGGAGCCGCCCTCGTCCATGTTAGGCAACAATCCTTTGCTCCCATAGTCCAATACAAAATCCAAAAGAATCTTTACATCATCAGGCATCGTCGTTCTCCTCTTCCTCTACTAGAAAGTGAACTACAAACAAACCCTCCGCGTCTTTGCCATATTCCGCATAAATACTATTTGCTTCGATAAAATTTAAGACAAGTTTTTCAACCTTTGAACGAGGCAGTGTCTTGTACACTTTGGGTTTTTTCAGAACTATACCCATGTCTCATTCCTCCGGTATGATGTCGATGATTTCAACATTGACTCGCTCATCATCCCAGTGATCAAAGTCTGTTATCGCTTTGTTGTCATCTAGTTCTGCCATATCTTCCGGCTCAAGAGTAACTATGTACTCAGCACGAACCTTGACCGTGCATTGCTTGTACTTCTTCAAGAACTTGTCCTCCTCGTTGAGTTCCCACTGTAATGCTTCATATGGTAGGCTCATGATCTATCCTTATCTCGCTTTCGGTTTCAATAACTACTCGTGCCCCGCAAGACAGCAGAGGCTTGTCATTGCCACCATATCTGATGGTTGACGCACCCAAAATCTCTACGGAATGGCAATATGTATTCTTGCGACCCTCCTTGATCGTAATGACAGGATCGTTTGTGCCATGCTTTTTGTTGGCGCGAATACGGTGCTGGTTCACGTGTATGTACTTTTTAGCCATTACATTCTACCGTACAGAACATTATGGATAAAAGGGTCAATGCCCTTGTTAAGTTTCAGCTTCTCACCAGTCCAGTCATAGTACCCGTGAATCTTGTTTGCTTTCGTTTCGCGGTATTTGAGGATTACAACCTCGTGAACGTCTTGAGGCTTTTCTAGTAATCTTTTTGTGACAGACTCTTTTGCTTCCGTAATAGTCTTGAACATTCGCCGGACAACTAAGCGGCGCGGATCATGTGTTTCTGATCGCACTTTAAGCCTCTGACCCGTAGGAATTATTTCTGCATAATACATCGTATTCTCCTGTGTTAAAAACAAACGACAAAATCGGTATGGCATGAGTCGGGTTTAGCCGTCAAGATCTTTTTTTCTTGCGTCTAAGTTGCGCCAGCTTTCTCTTAACTTTCGAGCGATGTATCTGTCGTAACTCTCCCGCCTCTTGTCCGGTATCGTCTTCGGTCTGTTCTGCTTCTCCGACAAGCTCTTGGCTACAGGATTCATTTGCTTTTTTTTCTTGCTCAAGTTCATTCTCCCTTTCAAACCCCTTTAGGGTGCCCTCAAGTTCCCTAATTCGTTTTTTTATGTTAAGAATTTTTTCATCATCAACCATTTGTGTTTCCCTGTTGGTAACCCTACGGGTAGGATAATTGCGAATTCATTTGCCGTCAAGCAAAAAATTCATTTGACATCGAAATTCATTTCATTATGCTCACCACTATGAGTAGCACACACGAATATGTGGAATCATTAGGCGTACCTATCGGAAGCAGGCACAGATCAGACTGTGCGTTTTGTGGACACAAGAATTCATTTGCAGCATACAATGACGGAGTTTACGTCATCTTCAAATGTTTTCATGCTGACTGCAATGTGAAAGGTCGCGTCAGAACAAGGCTAACACCCGAAGCGTTTACCTCTGTCGTTAAGCCAGAAGTGAAGAATTCATTTGAATTCGTTTTGCCTGATACGTTTGTTGATGTGTCGAAGAGCGCACATGCGATGCAGTATCTCAAATCTGTTAACTGCATGGACGCTTATCTTCATGGTACGATACGTGTCATGTATGACAAGAGACTGAACCGGGTTGCGTTTATGATACGTGACAGGAAGCGTCCTGTGGATGCTGTAGGTCGGGCTTTGGCAGATATCAAACCAAAGTGGTATCGTTACGGCAAGTCTCAACAACTTTTCACTGCTGGCACAAGCGACATCGCTGTATTGGTTGAGGACTGTGCGTCGGCATCCTGTGTCAGTCACATGATCACTGGGGTTGCAATGCTTGGTACGTCAATTTTGAAAGATCACATCGAACAACTGAAAAAGTATTCTACTGTTTACGTCGCACTTGACAAAGACGCTACACAACTCGCGCTAAAAACTGTACAGATTTTGAAGCCTAGCTTAAACGTGCGTATGCTCATACTCGAACAAGATTTGAAAAACATGGAAGGAGAGCGACGGGATGAGTTCATTAGAAGAAAAACCTCTTGAGCAACAGATATTACAATATTGTCTGAACCGTACATTTTACAGTAGCATAAAGCACATACTAAAAGAGGACATGTTTGAGGGCACAGCCAAGACTGTGTTCCGAACCATTCTTGACTGCCACGATATTGGAGAGCATGATCTATCTGTAGATGAAGTTCATTCAAGTCTGCTGACATCTAATCCTGCTCTTACGCAAAGCACACGTGATGATATTGCAAAGCTGTTTGCTAACCTGACTGAGACTTCACAAAACTTGAATTTAGAGGTTCAACGGAAAGTTGTTGAGGAGTTCTGGGCTAGAGATCAGGCACGTGTGATCGGGGAGAGGGCGATAGACATCTACACAGGAAGTGATATTGACTTCACACCTATCAAGACAATTTTAGATCAGGTCACAGAGCATGTTGTCAGAGGCAACGAGACTTATACAATTTTTGAAACAGATTTTACTGATCTGTTAGACACAGAGGAGAAGGACGTGGAGTTTCCATTTGATTTGGGTATCATCAACCAAGAGGTTCCCGGCATGTCGCGCGGCAACTTCGGTATCATATTCGCAAGACCAGAGGTGGGCAAGACTACGTTCTGTTCACATCTCTGCGCTTCTTACATACGAGAGAAAAAGAATGTAGCTTACTGGGCAAATGAAGAGCCTGCTGCTAAAATCAAACTTAGAATCATTCAGAGCTATTATCGCATGACCATGAAAGAGATGATACAAGATAAAGAGATTTTGAGCAAAAGATACCAAGAAGAAATCAAACCTTATCTGACTATCGTTGATTCTGTGGGCACCTCTGTCGAGGAGCTTGACCAATACTGCAGGCTCACCAAACCAGACATTGTATTCGCTGACCAGTTGGACAAGTTCCGCATCGGAGGAGAATACAACAGAGGTGACGAGCGTTTGAAACAGACATACATTATGGCACGTGAGATAGCCAAAAGAAGTAATCTACTATTCTGGGCAGTTTGTCAGGCTAACTACGACGCACACAACAGACGGTTTATTGATTACTCTATGATGGACAACAGCCGTACAGGTAAAGCTGGTGAGGCTGATTTGATACTAGGTATCGGTAAGACAGGAGATGAAGACACTGACAATTACATGCGTTTTCTGTGTGTTTCAAAAAACAAGATCAATGGGTGGCATGGTATAATCAACAGCAACATAGATATACACAGGGGGTTCTACTACTAATGGATATCAAACATCAAAGAGGCTTGTACAGCGAAATGCTTGCGGCTGCAGAACTAACTAGACAAGGTTACGAGGTATTATTTAACATGGCTGACAACGGGTTGGTAGACATCGTAGCTCTTAACACCGATACAGGTGAGGTAAAATTGTATGATGTAAAAACTAAATCATACAGGAAAGATGGAAGCATGATACACCGTGTACCCAGACCAAGACAGAAAAAGATTGGTGTTGAGATATACTACGTGGATCGTTTCGATATGGAGGATTTGAATGAAGATAGTAACGCTGGATGTTGAAACAACCACCACACACAAGCAGAATGGTGCGTGGACTCCATCGCCTTTTTTCGAGAACAGGTTGGTTAGTCTAGGCTACAAAGACATTACATCTGTAGGTGTTGAGTACCTTTGTTTTTACCACAATGAGCAACGTCCCGACTTGAATGGGTGGGATGAGGTGCAACGAGTGCTAGACCAGACTGACATGTTGATTGGTCACAATATTAAATTCGATCTTATGTGGCTACGAGAGTGTGGCTGGAAGTATGACGGCAAACTGTATGACACGATGGTCGCAGAATATCTTCTGTCAGGCTCCCGGAGATGGCCTCTTGGTCTTGCGTCTCTTGCTCAAAAGTATGAGGTCGGGTCAAAGAGAAAAGATCTCGTTCAACCGTATTTAGACGAGGGCATCACATTTGATAAAATACCCTACCACATAGTAGAGGAGTATGGTAAAGAAGATGTGTTCGTGACTGAGCGTATAGCTCTCGAACAGACAAAAGCCTTTGGCACTACACTGGAGATGTTATGTAATGACAGCTAATTTACTTTCAACACTGAAGATGTCCCTAGAATTGACTGACGTTCTTTGTGACATTGAACGCGCAGGTATCAAAGTAAATGTGGATACACTCAATACTTTGCGTGAAGATTTTGAAAATGAGCTTGAGGAACTAAAGTTAAAGCTGCGTGGCCTCGCTCAAGATGCTATGGGGGATACCCCTATAAACTTGGATAGCCCAGATGATCGCTCGAAACTGTTGTACTCTCGTGAGGTAAACAACAAACAGGTTTGGAAAGCCATATTCAATATTGGCACAGAGCAGAGAGGGGCTACTAAAAAGCAGAAGATGCGTGTGCGTATGACAAATCGTGAATTCAATCACGCTGTCAGCGACAACACGACTGTCATGCGTAAAACAATTGGATCGCAATGCTCTGTTTGTCAGGGCACAGGCAGGGTAGACTTTGTGAAGAAGGATGGGACTGTCAGCAAAACCAAGCGGGTTTGTAAAAACTGTAATGGGAAAGGGATGACCTATGTTCACACGGGCCAGACTGCAGGGTTTAAAATTAGCCCTAGAAATGTCGCGGATGTTGCGGCAGGTGGATTTAAAACTGATAAGGATACGTTGGAGCAGCGGTTGCCGGAACTATCTGGACAAGCTAGAGAGTTTGTCGAAGCGTATGTACGCTACTCCGCTATTCGCACATATCTCTCTAACTTTGTGGATGGTATGCTCAATAATCTTGATAACTTTGGCTTTATTCATCCTGAATATATGCAGTGTACTACTGCTACTGGGAGACTTTCTTCGAGGAACCCAAATTTTCAAAACATGCCGCGAGGTTCTACATTCGTTATACGCAAAGTTGTAGAGAGCAGATGGGACAACGGATGGATCATTGAAGGGGACTACAGCCAGCTTGAGTTTAGAGTGGCTGGATTTCTAGCAGGTGACAATCAGGTGTATGACGATGTTCGAGCAGGCACTGACGTTCACAACTACACAGCCAGCATCATTGGATGTGATAGGCAGGAAGCAAAGGCACACACCTTCAAACCTCTGTACGGTGGTGTTACGGGCACTGACGCGCAAAAGAGATACTACAACGCTTTCAAAGACAAATACTCCCGTATTACGGAATGGCAAGAAGAATTACAGCGTGAGGCTGTAGAAAACAAATTCATAAGCTTGCCGTCTGGTAGGGAGTACCATTTTCCCGGAACGACATGGACACGGTGGGGCACGGCAACTAACCGCACTGCCATCTGCAACTACCCAGTGCAGGGGTTTGCAACTGCTGACCTGTTACCGTGCGCCCTCATTTTCTTACACAAAGCGTTAAAACAGAAGAAAATGGAAACTGTAATCTGTAACACTGTGCATGATAGTATTGTGCTGGATGCCCCACAGCATGAAGAAACAGACGCTATTGATATTTTAGAAGAGGCTCTGCTATCTGTAAAAGGTGAGATACGTCAAAGGTATGCTGTCGAGTTCGACATGCCGATTGATATTGAAATAAAAAAAGGTCGAAACTGGCTTGACACAGAGGTAGTGAATTTATAAAATCAATCTATTAGTCATAGGAGAAAAACATGACAGAAAATGAAATAGCAACTTTAGATAACATTAATTTAGAAAATTTAGATGAGGCCGCGTTGATGGCCTTGACAGGGCAGGGTAATGCAGGTGCTGCAGGGTCAGGAAGTGGTCTACCTCGCTTGTCAATTAATTACGATACAGAGAATGATGAGGGCACAGTTCTTCCACGCGGACACTGGAGGCTTATGGTAGATGGGCGGTTTGTGTACGCGCCAAAATTAAATCTGCGACCTTATTCACGCATGTTCACCTACAGTCTTTGGGATCAAGAAGAATCCAAGTTTGTTAGCCAGTCTATCCAAACGGGTAGTTTAGGAGACAGGTTCCCGGATTCATCCGGCGGTGAAAAATGTGGTCGCCTCAGTAAAGATGAAGAAAAGGATCTTGGTCAGACAGACCCTCGCGTATTGCTTTCACGTGAAGTGGTGTGCAACCAAGTGATTTATGGAACAGTGAGTGGCACAGCAAAAGACGCTGATAAGAAGGAAGTAGTTCTTGAGGATCAGCCAATTGTTGCATACTTTAAACGATCTGGATTCCGTCCTGTACGGGAGGCCATAGACAACATTACTCGTCAAAAGCTTTTGATGCAGAAGACAGTATTTGATCTTAGTACCAAAAAAATTAAGAGTGGTAGCACGTTGACATACTGGGTGCCTACTTTCTCACAGGTGGATTATCTTGATAGTCTAACTCAGGATGACATGGATCTAT